CTAACAGACCATAATGCCTATCGAGTCCTGTTTTGTATGTTAACTTAACATCAATCATTGCATTTTCTTTTGTCAATCTTGACTTATAATTTTTACAATGAATAATATTACCAACTACTTCGGTACCTTCTTTATCTTTTCTTTTACTTAAATATATAATTGATGAAGCGGCGTACTTCAAACCTGAACCACCACCCATTTCTTTTTGTGGGAACATAGAACCAATAACATCATATGTATGGTTGGTCATAATCATTGGAATGCCAGCCTTACCTAATTTTAATGTTAATACTCTGAATGTAGATTTTACAATTTGAGACCTTGTCATATCTCTTGTTTCTTTACCAGCAGCCGTATCTTCCATTTCTTTTGTAGTAGATAACATACCTAAACTATCTAATACAAACAATAAAGGTTTTCTTTTATCTTCTGGTTGCTCTAAATATTTGTCAATAATTTTAATTGATTGAGCTCTGAATTCTTGTACAGTTGCAACAGGAACAATTACCATTCTAGTAGAATCAACACCTCTATTCTCAATCATATCTTTTGAGATAGCACCCTCTGATTCAAAGTAAATTACACCTGAGTCTTTGTTTACATCTAAAAAACTTTTACAAATACCTAATGCAAAAAAGGTCTTTCCGGTTGCAGCTTCACCTGCGATTGCTGTAATTTTATTTGCCGGCATACCACCGTAGATACTGCCTGATAGTAAGGCGTTAAACGAATACGAACCTGTATCAATAAGACTTGTCACATCTGCACTATCAACACCCTCACTTACTAAACTTGCATATTCATTACCTGTTTCTTTAATTATGTCTTTTAAAAAGTCGCTCATATTCCTCATTCTCCTTGTCGGTATAAGTTATAGTATACCATTTTATGTTTTCATTATAACAAAATTGTTTGATAATGTCAAGCTTATCCGGCGAAAAGTCCAAATATATATACCTTGGTTGTTTGAATATTGTTATTCTCATTCATTATCGGATAATATCTATATTACTATCTTTTGTCCATACTTCAAGGTCTTTTCTTAATCGGCCTTCTTGTATGAGTTTGTTGTATCTTTTACTTGCTAGTTTACGCCACCACTCTATAAGTTCATTATCATAATATCTATCATAATTTGGTGCTTTGATAATCTTATCTGTTTTACCATTTACTATATCTATATAGTTTTCAATACCATAGTTTGATACATAATATCTTTTTTGTTCAGTTAAATTTTTAGCATTTGCAATCGTAAGTTTAAATTTTTCTAGGTCTTCCCCATCAAGGGCTTTTTTTACTAGACCAATAATACCTGTGGTCATTTTAAGTTTTCTACTTGAAGCACCCTCTGGTACTAGTTCACCTTTACCAATAATATCTTCTACATATTTTACCATATCTAGGTAAGGTTTGCCGTGTAGCATAGGAATAAAATCTGACATTGTATTACCTTTGTATCTCAACATAGGTTTCATACCGTCATACATTGAGGCACCTTTTGTGTTCCCATATAAAGATGTGGTTTCAAACATCACCAAGTTCATATCATACTTCTTGTTTAGTTTTTCTCTTACTTCGTGAGAACAACACAAGGCAGCCAATAATTTACCACCTAGATAATTATAACCAAATGGTTGACAAGGTACAATTACAAAACCCATAATAGCAGTCTTGTTAAATATTTTTAAATCGGGTACATTCCCAAGTAGGTCATTTCGTGGTTTACAATTGATAACAGGACTACCAAAACGCATAAACCCAACAAACTTATTTGTATTCTTTTCTTTAACTGCAAGTTTCAAACTCTTTCCAGGAATACTGACCATATTACTATGACTACTAATCATATTGATACAATTATCCCACGTATGATTATCTAATTCAACAACTTCTAAATCCATAACGTCTGGTGGTAAATCAAAATTATCAAACATATCCGAATCAAAGCCCATACCAGGAAGTGGTTGTGCGATTGAATCTATTTGTGCCATCTTTTGGTCTCTCATATATTGGTCAATACGATTAAACTGACCAAAATAATCATTGAATACCTTAGCACAATGTAGTGCTTGTTCTTTATCTAACTTCTTCATCATTCCACATTTTTAACATTAATAAAGGAATACTATAACACAAAATAAGATAGATGGCAACCAGTAAATAAGTCATTATGTAAGTAAATATTTCGCACTTATTGGAAAGTGGTCCTTCAAATGTTTATCTATATGTGTTGAAATCACTCTTGTTTCTGCTTGTGTATCTTCCTTACTTCTTAAATTACACACCCTAGCAAATGCCATTAATGAACCAGTCCAATACCATTCAGTCATCATATTTTGTGGTAGAATCATTCTTGCCATTTCTGGTGCTATATCTGCTTTTAACATATTACGGTAGGTTTCTTTACACCATTGAATAGTAGGTGTTATATCATACTCAATTTCTTCATCACCTGAACCTTGTTTTTTATTCTCAGCACGATTTCGCCACATAAAAGGTATGTAAAATTCTGGTTCATCATCTACATATCTTCTACTCACTTCATTCCATACTAAACCAACTTGATGTTTTACAAGTTGCCTTGCAACAAAGATAGGTGCTTTGATTAAGAATTGTAAACTAGTATGACCAAATGGTGACCAATGGTCGTGTTCGGCCAAATACTTAATTAATTTCTCATCTTTTTCTTCTAACAATTCTTTTCTTTTAGCAAATGAAACTCTAGCTGCATTTACTACGGACAAATCACTTCCCATTTTATCAATCAATTGAACATTCATACTTCATTACCCCAATAATCCCAATTTTTATATGGTTTGTTTCTAGCAAATAACTCAATGTAAGGACCACCAACTAACCTTTCAATCTCTTTATGCATTAAAGGTTTCTTTGAGTGTTCTCCTCTTTGAGATACTACTAATTGTTTTACGTCTTTAAAAATTCTTTTTGGTTTACCTTTAGTTGCAAGTAAACACATTTCGGGATTGCCTCTAGTCCAATATCCTAAACCGGTAAACATTCCCATATTTGTTTTATTTGTTTTTGCCCAAGTAAATCCAACCGTCTTATATTGGAAACCCCAAGCCTCTATTACATCAAAGGCTAAATCTAACATAGGGTCAATTACCCACATCAACAATACAGAATCATCAGCAGATATATCCTTAACAGGTAAATCGCATATGTCTTTTAATTCCATACAGTTATAGTGTTGATTAGGATTTCTGCCCTCACCTTTCTTTGACCTTGATTTAAAATACCAAGGTGGGTCGGCATATATCACACCATATTTTTTATTCGGAAAGTTTATATTCAAAATTTTGTGTCTCTTCGTTTATGTGTATTTGTTTTGCACCATTTTTAATATGAAAGTGTGTTGCCATTGGTGTTAATGGTGATAAAGTAACCAATCTATCTACTTTATTTTCTTTTGCCCATTGACCTAATTTATTTACAATCTCTTTACCTGCACCTCGTTTTCTTGACCATACTGTATATGCAACTGCAACATCTTTTAAATCATTTACTCTTGACATATAATCCATTTCTCTTACAGTATAAGGTACTTCAGGACAAAATGCTACACAAATAATAGCTTCAACTTCATCATTATATTTTAGGCCAAATATTTTTCGGCCGTTTGTAATTCTAAAACCCAAAGTTAATTCAGGTCTAACAGGATCCTCTGATACATCAATGTCATCTAGTTCGATTAATTCAGTACCTTTGACCCATTTAAAAAAATCATTTATCTTATCTTTATATTTCATCCAAAAAATGCCTCCAAACTTGCTTTTGGTTCATCTTCCCAGCCTATCGCTTGTAATATAAATCTCATAGGGTCTAGGAATGTTTTTTCAAATTGTATGTCGTAATCTACATACTGTTGTAATTCAAATTCTTTTGGTAGTGTGGTCATATAACTAATAACATCAAACTTAAATGGATTTGCAGCTTTCAATTTGATAAATTTAATCTTGTCGCCTTCTTGTATCAAAGGGTATTTGTTTTGCAAACCAAGTTTTTGTATTTGATAATTATATATCAACGCACCTTTAACGTGAATTGGTGTACCTTTAATAAAGATTTGATTAGAAGAACGATACTTCTTTAAATTATTACAACTTCTAGGAAAGGCAATTGATTCTGGTGGCAACTGTAAAAATTCTTTTCTGAAATCTGCAACAAGTTTATGTAAATCTGTTTCTTCTTTACCCATAATGGTTTTGATTGCCTCTTTAATCTTAACTCGACAAACGCCAGGTGTTGATGATTTAACTGCCTCGATACCCATAAGTTTAAGTTTGGGATCCGAAAGTCTAATACCCTCTTCATCAAGAACATTTAACATATATCTTTTCTTTGCAACCCATATACCTTTGTTGGCAATAACTTCTCGTTTCATCACCATTGCATTTTTAAAAGCGTTAGAGTAATCAGATAAATCAGCAAACCATTTTTCAATTTCAGGTTCTAGTTTATTGTCACATACTTTACCAATGAAGTCTGCAATCTGGTCATTTGTTTTACCTTGACAAGTTTGTTCTACAAGTTTATCTAATGTCACATAAATGGAATCTGTATCGGAAGCCACAACATAATCTATTTTATCTTTTGTTTGTAATACTTTGTTTAGATACTCATTCATTTTACCTTCAATGAAACGAATAATAAATTGACCAGCTGTAGTAATACCACTTGCCTGTCTTACATCATAGTATCTAAAGTATTGATTGCCAACTGCACCATAAGCCGAGTTTAACGCAATCTTTCTTGCCCATTGAATATTGTGGCACCTTGCAATCTCTTTGACAAGTTTAGGGTCTTTTGTAACCTCGTATTCTTTTTTAGCCTTCAACATTCTTTTTTTGTAAATGACACGTTCATTGTACATTGTTTCCATCATTTCAGGTAGAAAACCTTGACTATCATTTTTAAACTTTGCACCGTTAGGTGTGATACAAGCACCCTCTGTTTTAAGATAATTAAGTGGTACGGACATATCAATCATTTTATTAACATTGACGCCGTGACCACTTTCACCAAGTATTTTTTCTGGCGAAATATTGTATTGAATAATAATATGTGGATATAGTGAGTTAATATCAAACGATACCACCCATTTGTGCTGACCAACTTGAGGTTCTTTTACGTAAGCACCCTCATACTTTGTTAACTTAACATTGTCTTCTCTTGGTGGTACACATATCTTTTTCTTCATTAAGTGATTTGCAATCAATGTATCCCATACTCTAACTTGTGAGAATATATCATCAAAGTTAACTTTAGATTCAAACGCAACAGTTAAACTCAAATCAATTAGACCAAGTTTATCTTCTAATGCGTCAACAATCTCAACGTCTTGAATATTATAATCAATAAATGATTGAAAGTCTTTTGTATACCAATCTTTAAATGTATCATAACCTGCGTCATCTTTACCACGACCAAGTTCTAATTCACCAATAAAGTCAAGTCTATAACTCTCTTGCCTTGTTGGTATAAACCACTTATACAAGTCAAGATAATCTAACATAGTAATACCAAACAACTTGTAAACAGTTTGTGGTCGGCCTCTTACGACAATCTCTTCACGATTGACTAAATTCCAAGGCGACATTCTGTTTGCAACTTTATCACCTGCAATCAGTTTAATTCTATTCATCATATAAGGCAAGTCAAAAAACTTGGTGTTCCAACCTGTGATAACATCTGGATGATTTTTAATCCAGAATTTCATAAACTCAAACATCAATTGTTTTTCGTCTCTACAATAAACATAGGTAACATCTGGTCTATCAGTTTTATATTGACCAACACCCCAAGTTATGATTTGTTTATTAGATTGATTCTTTACTGTGATACACAACAACTCTTCAATAGGATTTTCTACATCTGGAAAACCATTTTCACAAGTTGTCTCAATATCAAGTGTAAAGATTTTAATATGTTCTTTAGACCAATCTATATTATCTTCAGGATAATTTTGACCAATGTACTGATAATGGTATCGTTCAAGGCCATACAATGGCGATTGGTTGCCATATTCTTTTCTAAAATTACGAGCAGACCTAATATCATTAAACTTTATAGGTTTAAGATACTGACCTTGTAAAGATGTGTAATCTGTTTTTGATTGTGATAAGGCGTAGAGAGTTGGACCAAAATCTATTTTTTCTTTGTAATCTTTCCCATTCATAACACCACGAATAAGAAGTTTACCTTTGTGTTCTATTACATTTTTATAAAAGTTCATTATCTCTCAATCTCACTTCAAGTCCATTATGTTTATTAGTAAGTTGTATTTGACACGACAACCTACTTGTCATTCTATCGTAATCTTTTTCGTACTCTAATAATTCAGTTTCAAGGCTATTATACTCTGCCGGCTCGCATTTGTCAAGCGTGTTTATATGTACGTGACAAGTACCACAAGCTTGACAACCACCACACGTTGCTGGTATTTCTGGTAAGTCTGCCTTTCTAGCAGCTTCCATAAGAGTAAAGCCCGGTTCTATATCAACACCAATCCGTTCTTTACCATTTCTGATAAAGTAAACGGTTATCATTATAGTTTAGGTAAATTAGTTTCTGTTATTAGACCTGATGGTTTAGTTATAAGAGAGCTAGTATTCTGTTCATAAGATTTTAAAATATCTTCTTTTGGATTAGCAATCGTAACCACTTTACTTTCATCAATAGTCAAACTCTTGTCATCTGTATATGGCATCCAAGGTGTCAAAATTAATTGTACTGGTTTACCTGGTTGAGATTGCATTGGTATGATTGTAAATGGTTTAGTAATTGATACAATTCCTTCAGAATCGTTAACTTCGCCTATTATATCTTCACCTGTTTGTAGTCTTATTATTTTTATATTTTTCATTCTCACATCCTATCATAAAACATTGAATTAGTCAATGCTGTATTTTGTTGTTATCACATATTTTCTTTGGGGATTTACCATAACATTTAATCTAGTCATAAATGCACGGTCAAGAAGAATAGGAGACCTATCTTCTCTATCATCAATAGTAAATTCTATATCTTTGTAATGACCACCTGCAAAATCAACATCTAATTTTACAACATATCGGTCTTCATCATAATTTCTTAAACCACCAACTGATATTTCCTCTTTACGAACAATATCACTCGTAAGGGTTTTATCAAATAATGACCAAGTAATTTTCTTACCATCAATTTTATATTTGTCTGAATGAATAACTGGCATTCCAGAATTACCCGTATCAAACTTTGCCACAATTTCACCAAAAGGTTTAATTGTGACCACTTCTTTGTACCCACATTCTGTTGGTACTGTGTATCTATTTTCTTTTTTTGCAAAGTGTGTAATAACTTCTTTTGCAATATTCATACCTGTAGCGTCTTCAATACCCTCTGTTCCAGGTGATGAATTTACTTCTAACATAAACGGTGGTTTATTCACTCTGTCTTTACTAGGTATAAAATCAACTGCCGTCCAATATCCACCAACTGCTTTAGAAGCCTTTAAAGATTCTTCTATCTCTAATTCTGTTAGTTTAATTTTTTGTGGTTCTGAACCTTGTGATACATTCGACCTGAAATCTCCTTCGATAACTGGTCTTTTCATAGCCGCTAGAAATTTACCACCTAGGATATGTACTCTAACATCATAATCTGTTTTAATATATTCTTGTATTAATAAGTCAGCGTCTTCATCTTGTTTATGAATTAACTGTACTATTGAATCTAAACCTTTTGGACTATCAACAAATAATACACCAACACCTTTACTACCTCTTAATGTTTTCATTATAAGAGGAAACTTAATACCTGATTCATCAACTTGTTCATTTGATTTTTCGGGGTCACTAATTAATTTAGTTTGTGGTTGTGTTAAACCATAATCTGCAAGTCTTAATGCTGTTCTATACTTATCAGCACATATATTAATTGTAGTTCTAGGGTTTACAAGTGTTGCATTAGCTCTTTCTAGTATAGAAACTAAATCTAACCAACTATCTTTTCTTGTAATAGAACCACGCACTACAGCAACTGTCATAGCACCAACTTCAAAACCTTTTTTATCGTCTTTGTTATGAAATTTACGGATGCCATCTTCTAACGTAGTATATCCACCAGATAGTTTGAAAAGATAATATGGATAATTTAACTTATCACATTCTTCTTTTAATCTATCAGCAGTATGAAAAGTTTTAGCCTCTTCAGGTTCATCTGTAATAATCAGTAACCTTAAAAAGTCTTTTGGTTCTTTTGCTTCTGTTAGATAGTCTTTAAACTTGCTGACCTGCATTGTTGCCATCTTTATCCATATCTGTTGGTTTTTTACCTATATTATATTTAGCGTTTAATGTCCAATCATTCTTTTCTTTAAACGGTAAAACCTTGATTTGAGATAATGGCGCCTTGTCTTCTACTCTTGATTTGTCAACAATATCAATCAAATTCCAGTCTTGTAATAATAATGCAATTGTGTTTCTTCTTTGAATATCGTTGATAACTAATGTAGATGATTTGCCATCTAAAGCAAACAGTTCTTTAAAATGTGTTATAAAGTATTTGCCTTGTTTGTGTAAGATGTGACAAGATTGAAATAATGTCTTATCTTTTCTACTTGCTACACCGATTCTTGTTAATGTTTCTCTGACTTTTAGAAAATCGTCAGGTTGTTTTATGGTTACTTCAAGCATTTGCTCTGGCGACCAATTAATATTTTCACTCATTTTCTTTTTCTCCCACCCTTATTCAGGCTCATTGTTAATTCTTCAATCTGGCCGTCTGAAAGTAGGTTAAGAGCTTCTTTTGCTTTTGAATTACTATATCCATAATACTCTTTTACAACGTCTAAATTCTTTAGTTTGGATTGTGATAACCACTTCCCACCAAATCGCTTTTTCTTCCTAATACTATTTATCAAATAGTGGAATTGCATACGTTTTGGTAAGAAATGCAAGCCATTCATTTCGTTGCTGTGCATTATTGTATCATAGAACATAGACAAACATCTATTAATAACAAAAGGGGAAAATTTCTTCTCCCAAGTTATATCGTCTGTGTCTAGTAATGGTGTTTTGGTCTCATTTATCGCTTTTAGATAATCTTTTAGTTCGTACATTCGCTCTACCCATATAGTAATCGCCAGGTTCATAGTTCCACCTTTTACCGTGGTGACCTCGTATGTCTGCGTAGGTCATTCTGACTTTTACAATTAATTTTCTTAAACTTCTTATCATTTGAATTTACAATTTGCCATAATTTCTGTTAAACAAGCGACCATATTTATCTCTTGGTCAGCAACAAAAGCAGATTTATATTGATATCCTGCAATAATTAATACAGCTTGAGGTACAGAATTGCCTTCTAACGTAGAGTACAACAGATTATAAATTGTTGAAAACAAAGATGATGGTTCTTTATCAAGATTGTTAATGACCCACTTTCGCATATCATTAAACCTTTTCTCTTTAAGAATGGTCACCAACTCTTTAGTATTTGCCTCTGATAAACTAAACAGAATACCATTATCAATCTTACCTCGTACAGAATATCTTTGAAGTTCATTGATAGTCCGTCTGAAATCTGGATAATGTTTTTGTATAAGTTCAGCTAATACCTTTTCATCATATTCAACTTGTTCATCTTTAAGTATTTTACCTAGTCGTTTCATCAACGCCTGTGCTGTCTTAACCTTTTGACCATTCCTAATGGCAAAGTCAATTACGGTACAACGACTATGTAATGCTGGTAAAATTTTACTTTTGTAATTACAAGTAAATATGAATCTACAATTATTATGAAAAGTCTCAATGAAGTTTCTTAAAGCAGGTTGTACTGATTCGGCATTCATATAGTCTGCCTCATCTACAATCACCACTTTATGTGCTGATGTTTCAGTTAATGATACAGTAGAGGCAAAGTTTTTAATCTTATGTCTCAACGTATCAATCTGTCGGCCTTCATCTGACCCATTGATTATAATATAGTCAACACCTAATTCTTCACATAAGGCACGTGCTACGGTAGTTTTACCTGTACCAGCAGTACCAGATAGAAGTAGATTAGGTATTTCTTTTTGTTTTAAAAACTCTGAAAATGTTTTTTTAGTATCTTCAGGTAAAATACAATCTTGTATTTTTTTAGGACGGTATTTTTCAACCCACAAAAATTCACTCATATATACCTACCTCTAAAATTCAGAGTCAGGTTCAATAGCAATCCAGTATTGAATAGGTTTGCCTTTTGATATGAAATGGCTTATTTTCTGTTGTGAAATTGCAACATCATAATCATCAGGAATCATCTTCATATTTTCTGTCTTGAAATAGGCAGTAAATGTTTTGTCTGTATCTCCTAATGAAATTGAATAATCGTTTGATGGTGTTTTCTTATCAACAGCAACAATACTTAAAGTCTTACCATCACCTTTTACTGCAATGTCTGGTAGATTTAATGTATTAACACCTCTCATAAGTTTAGCAAGATTGTCTTTAGACAATGTAAATGTAATAAACTTATCAGGCATATTAATTGATTTTGTTGGTGCAACCACAACCGATTTATCTGCAAAGAAATATTTAATTGATTGTTTTGAATTGTTGTCTTTGATTACTAAATTCTGACCACCATTGAAATTAAGGTCTGACTTATCAAATAGGTCAATAGCTCTTAAAAATTCAGGTAAATCATAGATAGCAAACTCTTGGTCAAACTTCTCTGTAATTTCAGCTTCTGCTAAAATGTTTTTCAACGTAGAGATAGTTTGAATTTTGTTGCCTGGTTTTACCAAAATATTCTGATTAATGTCAGAAAAGTTTTTTAGTATGGCAACCGTATCACTTGTTAGGTTCATTATGTAGTTCTCCTCATAGTATTAATGGAGCGGATGGTAGGTACTGCCCCTACTTCTAAACGTTGGTAACGTCTCATAATACTTTTATACGACATCCGCATTTTTATAATATATCAAACTTTAGCATTATTGTCAATGCTGGTTTCAATCTTCAATAAAGAAACTTCTTTATCGGTCTTATTATTAACACTTCTAAATGTGGCTCTATTCATTTTCTTGTTAAACCAAGAGAAATCGTGGCCTTCGTTTGTAAGTTGTGTTAAATTCCATATCACCATTTTGTTATCTGTAAATAGATTAACGTATAGTGCTTGTTTACCAGGTGTTGCTTTTGCTAAGAGTGATTCGTACTTCTTTTTTTCAAGAATCAAACCCTCTACTGCATACTTATGGTAACTTTCAAAATTTCTTTTTTTGATTTCACAAATGTAATTATCATTTTCAGCGTCAAACCTAGCATAGTTTGTACTGACCAGATTTAAATTATCATTTGCAAATATAGGTAGTTTATTGATTTCTGTAATAACAGATTGTTCATCATTTGACCACATTATATAAAATTCCTTATCATCATTATTTATACATCATATACTAAAGGCGTCCCATTGTCAATAGTGGAACGCCTCTAGTTTTATTATTATTTGATATTGATAGTTCTAGCCTTCTTATGGTCTGGAACAATCTTCTCTAAAGATACTTTCAAAAGTCCATCTTTTAATTCAGCACCTTTAACTTCAACATCATCAGCGATTGTAAAGTGTTTCATAAAGTTTCTTTTAGCAATGCCTTTGTGTAATACACCATCATTGTCTTCAACTTCTTTTTCGTCTTTACTTTTTACTGATTCGATTTTAAGGATATTATCCTCATAGTTTACTGATACATCTTTCTTACCATAACCAGCCAATGCCACTTCAATATCATATGTCAAAGAACCTGTCTTTACGATATTGTATGGTGGATAGTTATTAGCCGTCATATGTGGAATATGGTTGTGAACACTATCTAAATGTTCAAACATATCGTCAAACCCCACGGTAAACGGTTTTAGTCCAGTAAAAATTGAATGAATTGCTTTGTGATTAGTCATTTTAATCTCCTTTGTTAAGCAAGTTAATGTTTGATACCTCTTATGAGCGTATCATAGTTATTTATATGGGGATTGTTTTTAAAATTACAACCCCCATATAAAATTTTTATTAGATATTTTCTAGTTTATCTTCTGGAATAACTTTGTAAATATCTTTCATACTAATTAAAACCTGTTTTCTTTTCAGATTTTTTTTACTCCATCTATTGATATTTTTAATTAATTCCATAACAGGTATCATAACTTCTTTGTTTTTACCTGAATTAGGAAATATATCTGATTGTTCAAATTGGCCTGACCACTCCATAAACCAATTCTCAAAATCTTGTTTATTAATCTTATTATCAAAATAATGTCTAATTGTTGTCAATACTGATAACCCACCCGTTAGTATTGTTGTATCATTTGGATAAGCAGAGTTTAATAAAGCAACATTTTCTTTTACTAAATCATAATCAAACTCTTTGATAATAGCCATTAAAGATGTAGGAGAAGATATTTTTTTCAAAACTTTACCGTTTTGTTTTACCTGATTTTTAATATCAAATCCCATATCAACCAAAACTCTCATTGTATTTTCATATTGAGGTTCGCCAGCTTGAGCACCTGAAACTAATCTATCTTCAGCGCCTTGATTTGTTCTTCTATCACTATCTGTATGGTGAATAATAGCACCAAACTTTCTGATTTCATCTAAAGATGTTTCTTTACCTAAACAAACAACTCTAGCAAATACAGGTGCACCAAGTCCACTTACAATAATGGATTTTGCTGTACAATGATTGCCAATCACGGTCACAAATTTATATGTTCCATCTTTAGCATAATATACAACTACGGTAATATTCAGAGCTTGCCAAAATAGGCCGCCTCTCAAATCCAAATGTGTAGATATATTTGTAAAATTAATATTGTCTCCTCTATTATGAATAGTATTGGTGTATACCATATCATTAGGAATCCAAGCATAAGTGTCAAAACTACGGCCTTTTCTAACTTTCTGGTCGATTGTTTGAAAATCAACACCGTCAGGTTTGATACCTATTTCTTTCCATCCTTTGTCAGATTTTAATTCTGTTGGTGTAAATGGAAATTTTAGTCTTTTGTTAAAATGTTTATCAACTTGTTCACTAATTGAAAACAAATGTTTGCTTTCTTCATAGGCGTTTAGTGATTTTTTTAAGTCGATATTTTTTACTGCGTCAGGTAACTTGTAGTCACCTTTTCTTAGGTCTGATATATACATATCTAATACTCCTCGTATTATTAATGATTGTTTACTTAAAAAATTCTACTAGAATTTAATAAACAACCGGTTCATTGTTATTTATAATGGTAGTTTTTCTTTTTTGAGTTTAAAACTACCAAAACATTAACTCGCAGCTTTAGTTTGTTTGTTTAAAGTGGTGCGAAACTAAGCGCAAATGCTGAAACAATCCACTATTCAGGTTCACTCTCGCTCTACTGAATACATTTGGGTTGAGGTAGGTCTCACCCTCATTATACTAACTTATCTTACTAAGCCTATCACCGTAGTGCTACGAAGACCAATGAACCCGAATTAGGTGGTGATTTTTATAGAGAATCACCAAACTCTAACCAGTTCGTTTATTTCAACAGGCTCTGGTCGCCTCTCCACGCCGTAGGTCTTACGAGCTGCCTACTCACCATATTTATCATCATTTAAGCACAGGCGGGAAATCTATCTTTGTTGTTCAAGTTTCTTCATCTTTTTTTTGAAATTCTTGATACCCTCTTTTTTCTTCTCTCTTTTGATTTCGGAAGGTTTTTGATAGTATTGTTTGGCTCTTAACTCCTTGACAATGCCTTCTTTTTGTACTTTTTTCTTTAGCACTCTCATAGCTTTTTCAAGGTTTCCGCCTCTAACTTCTACTGTTATACTCATATTATTACCTCCTCTCCTCATCATCATTACTTGAATCAATACAATTAAGTATTAAATACAAAATACCAATAGTAAATGGTATGCTTATAAACAAAAATAATATTGCGTGTTCTATATCAAACATAATTCTTTCCGTGTAAAACGTGGTGAGGCCACTACACCTCACCACTAGGACTTACACTATATAAATTTAGATAACGTCAGCGTCATCCGAGGAATTATCGTCCTCATCCGTTTGAGCAGCTATCTCACTCTGTCGAGTCTGTTCGGCAATCTGCTCAGCAGAAGCGCCAGCGTCAACCTTGGTGTATAACTCCATAAACGAATTCTTTGTATCATCATCAAATCTATTCGTACAAACTTCAATCGCTTTTACTTTGCTATTAAAGATTGTATAGGCTTGAATAATGTGTACTAATCTTCTAGTTGATATAATCTCATCAACACCACCATCAAAGTAGGTCTTTCTGATTACATCAGCCCAAGTTACCAACTTCTTACAAAAGTCAGCGTCTTTTTTACCAGACTTGGCAAGAGTACCAACTAGGATTTTTTCTTCAATCTTAGCAGTAGGATACTTTTGCTCAAAGGTAATTGGAAATCTTTCCAAGAACGCCTCGTTAAGTACGTTAGTACCTATAAATTTACCGTCATCACTACCTTGACCTTTTGTATTGGCAGTAGCAACAACATTGAAACCATTAGCAGGTTTTACAAACTTGTTAATCTTCTTAACATAAACACCTGAACCTTCAAGTATCGGTTGTAAACACATAATCTTGTTAGAAGCAAGGTCAATCTCATCAAGAAGTAATAATGCACCTCTCTCCATCGCCTCGATAACAGGACCATTTTGCCAAACAGTTTGACCATCTTTAAGTCTGTAACCACCTAAAAGGTCATCTTCATCTGTTTCAATTGTAATGTTAACTCTAATAAGTTCTTTCTTTGATTCGGCACAAGCTTGGGTCACACCCATAGTCTTACCGTTACCAGATAAACCTGTAATGAATACAGGATAAAACATATTAGATTTTACAATTGATTTTAAATCTGGATAATTACCAAATGAAACGAACACAGGATCCTTTTTAGGAACAATGTTACCAACTAATGAAGAAACCACATATGCAGCTTCAGTATTAGTCTTCTCAACTGGTAAAACATTCTCGGTCTCACCGACTATGCTTTCAGTTGTATCGTTTTCAGTAGGTAGTTTGAATAAAGATTTACCAACTTTGTAATCAGTATTCTTAATCAACCATTGTGGTGCATACTTACAACCAAACTTTTTGTTGGCTTCTTTAAGTTGCATAACAGTTAATTCGTTTGTGCCAAACTTTTTAACGGCGTGGTCTACAAACTCTTGTTGTTTCGTATTTAACATAGTGTAATGTCCTTTCACAGTTTTCATTATTTATTATACGTATATCCTATCATAGAAATTAGCATTTGGCAACCCTTTATTTTTTTGTTACCAGGCAATGGTTGTGGAACCATCTATGCAACCTCCTGAATGAATTTATTTAAAACTACTCTTGAAGTGATTCGGTCTTTCATAGAACCAGCAAAGATTCTTTTCAATTCACTTGAAGTACCTTTCTTAACAGTAGCGTCAGCCATTGAAAAGTTTTTAACATCCATAGTTTTACCATTTAAGATAAAGTATTTGTTATAACCAGGCTTGTCAACAGCAACTGCTTTTTCTTTTGTCATCTGCTTTCTCATCTGATTGTATTCTTTTTCTCTATCAATATATGTTTTACCAACACACATTCTCTCTAGGTCCCACTTTCTAATTCTTTTTAGAAGGAAGAAACCAATAACATTTACATTGTGCTCAGATTTAATGTGGTTTAATAACATTGCTGTTAGATTTTCACCATCAGTATGAGCTGGTTGTTGCAATCTTTTTTTACCAATATTATAAACTTTTGTTTTATGCCAATCACTACCGTATTCATCACCCTCTGAACCCTTAACTCTACCTCTAATACCGTTAGCGCCACCATCTGTTAATGTGATTAGTGTCATAATCTCAATACCATATTTCTTTTTGAACATTGGTACCAACTTATTAAGATATATAAGTGCTTCGTTCAAAGGTGTATTACCAAGATTGAATTCTCTAGGTAACCCATAACAAGAAGGCTTATAGTCATAAGGAATTCTAGGATTATATCTACCATAATTAGATGAATAATAATCGCCCATATGAAACATATACATCATAGCGGCGTCTAATTGTCTTTTAGTCATTTTGTGACTAGCACAATTAACTAAATTAAAGTTTTCAAAATACCAATCACCATTTTTATGGTTGAATGATTTGTCATAATTAGAATGCTCACTTGCATATTTTCTTTCACTAGTAAAGAAGTAAACTTCAAAAGGTATATTAACTCTTCTAACAAACTCTACCAAGTTAATCAATTGGTGTACAGTTTGATTCAATACATCACTCATAGAACCCGACCAATCAAGCAACATAATCATACCGTGGTTTTTACCATCAGGAATAACTGTTAATCTTTTAAAGATGTCATCACTATGTTTGTAATTAGGTAATTTTAATGGGTCAATAATACCAGTTTTATCTGTACTTGCTCTCTTATAAGCAGTTGCAGCTTTCTTCATTTCAAATTCTTTTACAAGATATGAAACAGTTTTCTTGTTATCTTTAAGAAACTTTTTGTATTTTTCTTGTAACCAAGAATCGTACTTAACAACATCTGTA